AGATTGTTGTAACGCTCACACAGAATACTACTGTATGTGACCCTGAATACTTATTTCAATTTATTCATATATTCTCAAAAAAAGAGGTAGATTTTATCTTGCCTGATGTATCACCGCATCCAACGAGGTATAATCAATTTGAGTTTGTTGAAGGTCAGGGTGTGGGTGAAATACCATTTCCTTATGAAGGCCAGTATAATTATTATGTGTATGCCCAGCCATTTGGTTCGGGTAATCTAAATCCATTATTAGCCACCGAGTTGGTAGAAAATGGTATTGCCGAGTTTATTGTTGTAAGTGCGGATACAACAAATGAAAATTATTTTGAGTTTATTTCTGATGATGAGTTTAACTCTAATACAATATTTGCTCCTGATGAGATAAACCCTCCAACTCCTTCTCCGACACCAGGATTAAGTCCTACCCCAACTCCAAGTATTACTGCGTCTCTAACTCCAACCAATACTCCAACACTAACTAATACAAGTACAACTACGCAAACACCTACTCCAACTCCGACGACGACAATACCCACCACAACACAAACACCAACTCCAACTAATACTGCTAGTCCTACACAGACCTCAACTCCAAGTATCACAGCGACGAATACTCAAACACCAACTGTGACACCAACTAATACTGCAAGTGAAACACCAACACAAACACCTACGATTACATCTACGCCAACTAATACTCCAAGTCAAACTCAAACACAGACCCCTACAAATACCGCAACAGGAACACCGACTCCAACACCGAGTTCAACACCACCACCATTTAGTCCATCAGGTTTAACTAATTTACAATTATGGTTTTTATCAACAAGTGGAGCATCAGTTTCATCTTGGACTAACTATGGTTTATTAGGTGGTTCAGTAAGTCAAGCGGTAGGTTCAAGACAACCACAAATAATTACAGGAACATTAGGATCATATACAGGACAAACAGTTCAATATACTGATAGAGATTATATGCAAGGAACATTTAGTTCAACAAATTACTCTTCATCAACAGTATTTGCTGTTATGAAAGTTAATAATACAGATCCTAATGGATGGTCTATAGACTTATATTCCGCAGGGGCAAATAATACTTCTTGGCAATGGCAATCAAGAGTATCGGCAAACACTTCAATCACAAGAAAAAATCCAGGTTCTTCAACATCAGCAAATAGAACAATTAACCCTCTATTATTGGCTACATCAGGAACAACGGGATCGTTCTTTACAGCATCATTTAACGATGTTTTAGGAACAAGTGGAACAACAACTTATATAGGAACAACAGCAACATTATTTGATTTTGGTTATGACCCTGGCACATCAACATCAACTAATATAGAGGTTTACGAACAATTGGTTTATAACAGAGTATTAACAAGTGGAGAATACGCACAGGTTATTAACTACCTTAAAACAAAATATCAATATAACACTTGGTAATATGAATCAATACATAATTTTTATCAACGAACAGGACGCAATTGACCTTATCAATCAAATCAATATTTGTATGGGATGGCCTAATGATGGAACAATTACTTGGCAAGTTTCACCTGATAATATGTGTGAGTTTGATTTGATTACACGTGAAAAAATAGAGATTGGATATGGAGTAATAATTGAAGATAGAATAATTGGTTGTTTGACTGAAGAACAATTGACAGAGGTTTTTACATTACCGTCAAATATCAACACTTGTTTGTATAACCCACTGAATGATTAAATATCTAAAAAGATATATTTATAATTATGAACGAAGAAATAAAAAAGAATAACGATTTTTTACAGGTGTTTGACTTTGCTACAGCAAAAGTCCCTTTGATTGAGGAAAACCTTATAATCAATACAAGAACGCCTTGGGTATTTTTTGGTGTTGCCAACTTGGCTCCCCAAGAGTTAATACGTCTTTACAACACTTCTCCGACTCATAGAGCCGCTATAACTTCCAAATGGTATGGTACAAGGGGAGAATCAATATCGTTGAAATTAGGGGACGATAATAGGTTATTGATGGCTAATAGCCTTGGAGACCATATCTATGATATATGGGACAAGTGTGTTCTTGACTTCATTTTATACGGAGGTTTTGCCATCAATATTGTATGGAGAAAAGACAGAGAAGCAGGATTTGATATGTATTATATGGACTTCTCCAAATTAAGAGCCGAAAAAACTGATATGCACGATAGAATACATAATTTCTATTATAGTTCAGATTGGGCTTATCCCAAGAAGTTTATACCTCGTAAATTACCAGCATTTGATATACAAGATGAAAGCCCATCACAGGTATTTTATTATACCACTCACTCTGCGGGAAATAACTACTATCCAACTCCAACTTATTGGGGTTCTGCAACAGCCATAGCAACTCAAGTAGAGATATTCAACTGGCACTTTAACAATATTGTTAATGGTCTATCACCGAGTTTATTTGTGGCATTAAATAATGGTGTTCCTGACCCCGAGCAAAGAGAGGAAATCTATAATACGATGGTGTCGAAATACTCATCCTCAAATAATAGTGGAAAATTATTTTTGACGTTCAGTGATGGTAAGGAACAAGCACCCGAGATTACACCAATACAGAATAACGGGTCTGATAAATTATGGGTTGAGTTAAATAGTATGGTTCAAGAAGCCATTTTGACCGCTCACCAAATATCATCACCTGAATTATTGGGTATTATGACACCAGGTAAGTTGGGAACAGCAGACCATCTTGAAGCCCAAGACCACTTCCAAAACCTTGTAATTAAACCATTACAGAACGAGATTAAAACAGTATTCCAAAAGTTATTAACAATTAGAGATGCTGGTGTTCCAACTGAAATTGAAGTTAAACAATTCGAGATGGTGACTATGAAGGACGCAGCACCAACCATAGATGTAAATAAAAATGTAGATGTCGTAAAAGACGAAACTATTAACCCAATATAATATGTCTCAAGCATTAGTACCTCAAAATATACTACTCATATCAGAGAATAAATTAAAAAACTTTACTGATATAGACCAGAATGTAACCTCTGCTGTGTTATTACCATTTATCGGTGTAGTTCAGCAGACGAAACTTGAATATATATGTGGCCGTTTGTACTACGTCCAATTATTAAATGAGGTTGCAACAAATACTCTAACTACTATCAATAATAACTTTCTTCAATACTTCGTTCAACCAATGTTAATTTGGGCAGCATATGCGGAAGCATTACCATCAATTTTTATGAGAATTAAAAATAATGGTATTGTTGCTGGTTCTGAAAAAACTATTACCATATCCGAGATGCAGTATATGCAGACAGCGGCGGATGATAGAAGCCAGTTCTTTGAGAGACGAATGATTGAAGAATTGATTTTTAATCAATCAAACTATCCATTAGTTTACACATATACTTCTACAGATGGTCTCCGTCCGCATTTAGGAAAGAACTACTTTAGTGGTATTCACTTGAATAACGGCCCTCGCTACCAAAATCTAAATGTTGGGCCTGGTTCAGGGGTATTAACAAGTCAAATATACTCTGACCCAACTTGGGCTTGTTGTGGTTGGTAAAATATAATGATATGAATATAGAAACTATTTTAGCAATTTTAGGAAGTAATGTAATAACGAGTATAGCCTCGTATTTTGCTGGTAAGAGAAAGACAAAAGCCGAGACAGATAATTTGATATTATCCAACTTGGAAAAATCTATATTGTTGTATAGCCAAATTATAACTGACTTAAGGTCAGAAATAGAATTATTGAATGTTAAGGTTCAGGAGTTAGAATTAAAAATTGACGAATTGCACCTTGAGAATAAAAAATTAAAATCACAAGTTAATCTTTAAGTAATGCCATTACCAATAAAAACTGATAAGGAAACCGACAACGATTTTATATCAAGATGTGCTGTGAAGGTTGCGGACGAGTTCCCAAGTATGGAACAACGATTGGCTGTCTGTTATAGTCAGTTGGAAAAGTTCAAGATGTCAAAAGAAGAAGATAAAGATACATTTGTCGTTCAACCTCGTAGAAAAGAGAATAGAGGTACATATCTAAAAAGATGTTCTGCTAATTCCAAGATGAAAGAAATGCACCCTCTGATGAAGAAACGTATGGGTTATTGTCTTAATGCTTATTCAGAATATTATAGATGGTGGGGTAAGTTTGAGGATGGTGAGCCTTCTGCTGATTCAGCCTTGGGATTATGTATCGCACAGAATAGAGCGTCAGGATTGTCTTATAAAGAGGCTTATGCAAGATGTGCTACAAAGTCAGTATCACCAAACACACCGATTATATTGAGTGAGGATGATGATTTGTTAATTGAGCCAGTGGAGTTTCAAGAATGTCCGCCAGCAACATTAGATATACCATTAAACCTTGAGAATAGACAGAAGTGTATAGACCAAGCCAATTACGGCCCATTAGACCCAAACCTTCCAAATGAGGATTATTGGAAGGAAAAGGCGGATAGGTTCAATACTAAACCTGATGAAGCGAAAAAAGCGTTATGTGGTAATTGTGTCTTTTTTATAAAGACAAAAGGAATGTTGGATTGTATAGCACAAGGTTTAGGTGATGTTGGTGTAGACCCTTATGATTCAATTAAAGTAGGAGATTTAGGATATTGTGAGGCTTATGACTTCAAGTGTGCGGCAAGTAGAACTTGTGATGCTTGGGTTGTTGGCGGCCCGATTACTGATTAAATAAATAAATTAAATAATAAAATAAAAAAATATGAGTTTTTCAATATCAAATACATCGGCTTCAGCGGTAATCACGACATTATCCACGCCGAGTAGTGTTACTGGTGAATTAACTATTACGAGTGGTGCTTTACCACTTGTGGAGGGTGATTTGATTAGTGGAACAAATACAGAGATTACTAACACAAGAGGATCTCAATATGGTACTATACAGATGTTCTTACAACAGGGGGATGTCAGTATAGATACTTATGTAAATAATACTTTGTATTCAACCGATACATATGGTTCGGGTATGATTTCAGTTCAGACCCCAATTCTTCAATCAGGAGATAGTTTGACTATGTCTGTGTCTGATGCTTCATTTGATTGTTATTCTATTGGTGCTGGTTTCAACTTTGATGGTGAATCTATCAAACAACAGGCTGACGGTAAATTAGTTATTGGAGGTTATTTTACAACTTATCAGGGAGTATCAGCAAATTATATTGTAAGGTTGAATACTGATTTCAGTATTGATGATACATTTGATTATGGTACTGGTTTCAATGGAGAGGTAAATGCTGTGGCAATTCAATCTGATGGTAAGATATTATGTGGAGGGGCTTTTACACAATACAAAGGAACATCAAGAAATAGATTAGTTAGATTGAATACTGACGGATCTTTGGATACGACCTTCTCAATCGGTACTGGTTTTAGTGCGACTGTGTGGGGTATTACAATTCAATCTGATGGTAAGATATTGGTATGTGGTGCTTTTACGGGTTATAGTGGAGTATCAGAATCAAGAATAACTAGATTGAATACCAACGGTTCAGTGGATACTACTTTTGTAACTCCTACTATAAATGATATTGTTTATGATATGAGTATCCAAAGTGACGGAAAAATAGTTGCTGTTGGTGATTTCACAGAGGTCAGTGGAGTTGCTAGAACCTCAATAGTTAGATTTTTAACGGGAGGAACCGTTGATTCTACATTTAGTGCTGGAACTGTAAGTGCGGGGGCATATTCGATTATAGCACAGTCAGACGGAAAAATTATGGTCGGTGGTGGTTTTGCTACTGTCAGTGGAGTTTCAAGTTCTAAAATTGTTAGATTATTGAGTGGAGGAACTCGTGATACAAGTTTCTCTGTTGGAAATGGATTTAGATTAAACGGCGCAACATCAGGAGCATTTGTTGTTGATATTACCCCAACTCAAGACGGAAAATATTTTATTAGTGGTATATTTGATGAATATAGTGGAACATCCGCAAATGCTATTGCTAGATTAAATAGTGATGGAAGTATTGATACGACCTTTAATCAAGGAACGGGATTAGTGTTTGATGAGACTGGATTTAGTATGCCTAGTACTGTTCTATCTAATGGAAATATTGTAGTTAGTGGTTTAATTACGGGATATAATGGAGATACAACTGGTACTTTGGTCGCAATAGATCCATTTGGAAAACTATTAAATTGTGAAATATAATTATTGATTACCAAGATACTATTGTTTATAATAGATATTAGGGGGGGAGGTTCTCTTGTTTGTTTTTTCCCATTTCTATCGTAGATGCTTTACCATCCCCCCCTTCTTAAAAAAGTCAGATACTAAAAATATTTGACTTTTTTTTTATATCTACTTGACTACATATAGGTATGTTGTTATATTTATTTATAAACAAATTAGAAATGGAAAGAACTAAAAACAAATTGGAACAACTGATTTTCGCAGAGCAGGAAATCAAAAGGCAAGAGACCTATTATCAGTATCACTTATCAAAATACACAAAACAATAATGGGAATGACTAAAAGATTACTTGAAGACATTATTGAAGAGGATATTTTCCCTTGTGATATGGATTACCAATATCAGCAATGGGTCATCAATAAACAACTTGAAGACCAAGAAGAATGTATAAATAATTTTATTGAAACACAATCAGCATATGAGGAGATGCTCGCAGACAAATACTAATATGGCACAGGATAAAGACAGACAAATTGTAACACAATCACAGATAAAGTTTGTGTTTGATTATACAAATAAATTGGGAGTTAATCTAACACTAAAAGAAACAGTAGGTATTACAAATGTATTAGTTGATTATTGTATCAACGGATACTCCAAAGAGTTAGGTGATAGATTGGAAGCAATAGACACCTTTATTCGTGGCAAGTTTGTTGAAGAATAATATTTATTATTAAGAAACCAAAAAAAAGGTTTTCCTACTGCCATTGCTTCCTTTTTCCCCTACTAATCAGTAGGGGTTTTTTTTTGTCCCCTTCTTTTAGGGTTTGGTTCTCCATTTGGGAGGAATGATGTAATATGTTTTTTCTTTTTATATTTCAAGGGTTTTGAGAGGGTCTGGTTCCATTTTTTTATAAACTGAAGGTGTATGTCCTCCTCAAGATTATAATTCATTAGGCTCAAGATTTCCCACATATCCTTGTAATCTTTTGGAGTGGTTCCTGCCATCGTCCACCAAGAATCTCTTAACCTTTTTAATTCTTTATTAAATGGGTGTATAGTTGTCTGACCTTTTGTTGATTTCCTCCCTTGATTTTTACATACTTTACAGACCTTACTAACACCATCTTTACACCCTTTGCACTTATAGAATGATGTTAGGTCTTTTTCGACTTGACACGAATTACATATTATTTTTTCCATATAAATAAATACTTGGATTTTAGGAAAAGTTTTGTTGGATAATATTTATCTTTTACATATGACTCCTATATTTATTATTGTCCCTTCTCACAACATAGGACATTAAAGAAATTATAGAACCCCTGTAAAGTATCTGTTGAAGTGAGAAGCAATCGGAGAAATATGGGGGTTTTTTATTATTATGGAAAATAGAAAAGGTATTTGGATTCCAATAGAGATTATTGAAGATGATAATTTAGATTGGATAAACAAAGTATTATTATCAGAGATAATATCATACTCAAAATTACCATTAGGTTGTATTGCGTCAAATGAAAAGTTCGGTGAGTTATTACATATTCATAGAGGGAATGTAAGTAAGCGTATTTCTTATCTCGTTGAAAATGGATATATCAAAATCAATTTAGTAAAGAAGGGTGAAAATAAGAGTATGAGAATCATTATACCGCACAAAGGAGTAAGCGACAACGCACAGAGGAGTGAGCGGATACGCACAGATGATGTTGCGGATACGCACGAAGGAGTAAGCGACAACGCACAGAGGAGTAAGCGGAAACGCTCACCTAATAAAACATCTATTATTTCAGTTAAAAAAACATTTATTGAAACAGATATTAGTTCAGATACTAATACAGACAAAATTGAGAATGATGATTGGATTACAAATTACTTTAATGAAAAACAAATAAAATAAAATGGAAGGATTAAATAATTACGGAGTTATAAACACACAAAGGTTTTTAGATAAGTTTAATTGGAATGGAAAAGAGTTTTATTCATACTTAATTTCATTCAACGAATATGATGGTTTCTTTAGAATAGTTAGACAATCAGATTACGAACAAGCACTCATAGGGGCACAGATGATATTTTCCTATTCACAAGAATCATCAAAAATAACTAAATATCGTATTGTAGGATTTGCTGGTCTTACTCCAACAAAAAAACAAAATAAGAATGAACGAACATAACCCCGAGTTTCAGAGAGGTAATGAATGTAAATTATCTTCAACGGAAAGATTAAACCAGCATCA